CATTTCCAAGTAAATGCCTTCTGGGTTTTCTACCGGCTCCCACGCTCCTTCATGGACGTGATTAGCCAGGGCAAGAGCCATAACTGTATCGTCATGACATCCATGCTCTGCTTCCATTGCTCCGTTTTCGTTGACCACATAGGTCAGCATTTCACGCAGCGTTTGTTTGTCGTTGATTTCTAACTCGCCATCACGGTTCGCAGCCCGTAGCTGGTCTATGATCAGCGGTTTCGTTTTGGCGGTGGTGGTAAATCCAAGCTTAACTGTCTCTTTATCGGTAATCTTGTCGACAACCGTTTCCATATAGAAGTGAGGATAAGCTTTGTCTTTGCCCAGCCTAGTGCAGGTGAGTATTCCGTGACCATTATTCTCCACCACAATGAAAGCGAAATTGTAAAACTTGCCCAAAGCTTCAAGAATGTCTGCCATATGGTCCGGGTGAGCAAGACCACGCCAGGTGGCAACTTGGCGTTTCTTTGAATCCAGTACCTGTGCGACTGAGTAGTCTCCGCCACGTACTCCCATGCTCGTATCACAGCCAATGACATATTGTTCTCCCGCATCATGCGTTCTGTAGATTTGCAGTTCACCACGTGCATGAGGCAAAAACTCATCGCCTTCTAATGCTAGGCGTTCCTGCACATCCCTTGTCTCTTCAAGTTGTTTCTGTAGTTGTTCGGGGTTGAACACTGGCCGCCCAGTGGTCAGGAAGGCTTCAGATGGCTCTGCCGGATACTCCTGCTGCCACAATTCTCTGCCGTTTTGCGCAATCTTTCGGCGCCGAAACATCAGCTGTTCATCATCCAAGTTATACTTGGCAGCTAACTCTTCTTCTTCAGGTGTACGCTCAAAATTCTTAGGTACAGGCTCACGATAATCGTCATCGATGTACCACGGTATGAACACCGGTCTATAACCGTTCGTGCCGTTCACAGCGTTTTGCCAAAGCTGGTAAAACTGACCTGTGACCCCGTTTGCCGTACTTTCTATAAATACAGCCGTGCCTTTAGTGTTCGGGACAGCCTGTGCTAGGCCGTTAAAGATTTCTTCAGCTGTCGATTTCGGCCAGAAACCTAATTCGGATAAATGAGCGTGACTGATAGTCTCGCCTCGCCCCAAACTGTCAGAGCCAGCTGTACCAACTACATAGCTGCTGTCCAGGACATCAAAGCTGAGTTCACGCCTGGATGAATATTTAGTGTGAGGTTTTAAAATATCAGGGCAGTTTTCATGATAACGCTTGGTCATATCGAACAGTGCCCTGGTGCTATCGGCGTGGTGCGTTACCACCATCGCTTTCTTAGCTGGGTTCTGACTTACAGCGAAATACAGATAACCACCTACCATTGTGGATAGGCCCTGCTGCCGTGCTTTTAATATGATAATTCTGATTTTGCCTTCAGATGCCATTTGGTCATCGATGGCGTCCTGCAGTATCTGCTGGGCTTTATTTAGTTTTAGCGGTGCTATTTGACCGTCTTTTGTCCTAATTTTTAGAGCGGCTTTTGAGTAATAAGGAAACTCCTGGTGCAGTCGTTTACGAACTGCTTTGAGTTTCTTGTCCATCATCTTCATCAGCTAACAATCCAGCCAGGAAATCTTCTGCTTTACTGATTGCTAACTCGTTCTTTGAGACAGGCTTGCTTTTGGTGAAATCCAGCACCAAACGTGCTGCTGCTACCCGCTCACGATTGTCACCTGGGCAACGCATTACCTCAACAGCAGTTTCAAGTGCTGTCTTAGCATACTCGTCTTCTATATTGTAATCCTGTGACATTTTCTTGACTATCCTCTTTGCTTCATCCTTTATAGCTGCCCTGACCGGCTCTATCCGCTCTCTTGTATAACCGTCAGGCACACCACGTGGGCGTCCAGCATTTCTCTTTGGTTTTGTGGACCATTTACGCCGTAGCGCACGGCCCTCTTCTGTTTGCATCAGCGTGGCAAAGTAATTATTTTTTGGCGCCTTTTGCGGATGCTTTCCCTGCCCTTTTTTGGACGGGCTTTTTGCTCTGGGCTTTCTTGGGCTGTAACCCATCTATCGCCTCCGAAATTAATAATGATGTTATTGCTCTAGTTCCTGCTGAATTGGTGCAAAACTGCATAGGTGGCAGACCGTTCTGCATATCCTGCAGCACAATGATTTTTTGATGGTCTGTCAGCAAACTAGACGCAACAACAGCCTGGACACTGGTGAGTAAGCCCACCAGGTCCTGCGCTGATACTTGCATCAGGTGTCTCCTTGTTGGTGTTTAAGCTGCGCTGAGTGCGCCGCTGCCTAGTGACAATGCGCCTGGTTCTTCCTCATCATCCATAGCTGCCATGAGTGCCTGGGCCATAGCCCCTGCCCCGATAAGTCCAGCGGCTGTGTGGAAGGTCACATATTCTGCTAACTTGCCCTGGTTAATGACATCACGCACAGACTTTGCAATATCAGGATAATCCTTTTTAAATTTTCTAGGATTGCGCAGATAAGCTGCAATGACATCAGCTGCTAGTTCAGCTGGGTCATACAGATAGCGTAAATCTCTGCGGAAATCGCCGAATTGATCATAGAACGCTGAAGTGTTCGGGACCATATTCCGTGCCTCTGCAAGCCGCAGTAATCTTGTGATGTTTGCGCCATAGTCTTCAGAACGCATGGTAGCGATTTTTGTCATCTGACCTGCAATGTCCTCACCGGTTAAAACGCTGAAAACTTGCGCTGTCATGTCAGAGTTGACCCACAACTCAGGACGCCTTGTGCGACTAATCTTAACAATGTCGTTAAACATTTTGGAATCACGTGCCAGGTCATTCCCCTCAGGGTTATAGGCTTTTGCCAGCATTTCCACAAAGCTACGGAAACCGCTTTGACTTTCTACTGCATGGCCTAGTTCGTGAAGAAAAGTTTCATAAAACCGCATTGGCGTCATGCGTTTGCTGTCTGGAATAGTTTCGTCAATGTTTACAACTGATATTGTCCGGCTAAACAGACGGTCATTATCTCTGTCGTAATATGCTCTAAATTCACCCAGCAAATCAGCGTTACTGCCACCAATAATGGTTCTGAAAGCATCAGTAATTAGTGGTGTTAGCGTTGCCAAATCTTCATTGGATGTTCGGTTTGTATCGTCCAGGCCAACCTTAACTGCACTTGTTGTGGCACGGCCTTCTGGGTCCATACGCACAACGGCATTTTTGGCTGCTTTGTGTGCCTCTTTGAAATAAATGCTTTCTGTTTCGTTTTGGCGTAACGCCTCTAAACGACTGCGTAAATCTTCTGCAAGGCCACGGTCAGTAGGCGGTGGTCCATCATTGAACTGATTGAGTGCGCCAGGTGCTACGTCTGGATTTATGCTTCCGGAAGTTCGAAGAAGTGGTCCGGCAGGTTGCTCTCCAGTTCGGCGTCCATCTCCTGTTCCGGATAAGCTAGGGCCAGATAGGTTTCCTGTGTTGGCAACACTCCGATTTTGTTCAACTGCTGTATTATCGGGTCCTGGTCCTTCCCAGGCAGCCCGTTTAATATCCCCTGCTGCATCAAAAATCTCCTGTCTAGCTTGGTCTATATTTATACCACCTGCATCATACTTTTTCCAGATATTTGCGATGGTTTCCTGGTTTTTCTTTTGTCCTTTAAAGCCTGGTGTAAACAAGCCTCTGACAGCTTCCCAGGTTATTGATTGCATCTCTCTTGGTAGTATTCCAACCTCTGCAGCTGCTTGTCTGTAAGCTTCCGCATACAAGCCATATGCACCGACTGCGCCGGTGATGCCTGACTTGCCACCCATCTTGAAGTTTTCCATAACCTCAACATGATTGCCTGAGAATGGACGCAAGTGCGCCGCTGCTACAGCGTGTGTATCGATAGTGACATCACCCTGGTCTGACATAGGTGAGAGAATGTTGTTATAGAAGCTGCGCACCTTGTGCATCATGCCAAGTTTCGCATCGATGTTGGCACGTGAGCCGTCCTCGATAATGCTAATAGCCTTTTCTATATCACCAAAGCCATTCCAGGCTGTACCTGATTTATCGCCTTTCTTTGTACGCTGAAAATCAATCAATTCACCTTCTGGTGTGATGATACGATGCCCACGCTCTGGATTGTTTACTTCATCCCAGAAACGAATGAATATCGCTTTTTCATATTGGTTTAGATTCTGAAATTCCTGACCGTTTATAATCTTCAAGTTTGCTTTGAGATT